TATTGAATGTACTATTTCCACCATTACTACCATTTGTTGATGTACCTGTTGACTTTGCACCACCATCACCAACAACGATCGTATAATTTCCAGCAGCTAAAGTTTGGGAAGTTCCTTCAACTAATCCACCAGCACCAGCACCACCAGTTGTAGTAGTATTACTTTGTGCTTTTGCAGAGCCACCACCTCCAGCAACTATAAGAAAATCTATAGTTAATGCAGTGCTTGTGCTAAATCTATGAGTGCCAGGAGTTAAGAAAGAATGTGATCTATAATTAGATCCACCTGATTCATACTCTTGTTCTACTCCACCAGTAACATTTGTGATATTAGATATACCACCAGTTAAAGTTGTAGCTCCACCAAATGAACCAGTACTACTAAACGTAGCAGTAGTTCCCACTAATCCACTAGTAAACGTACCAGCTGTAGCAGTCAAAGCCTGATTAGTCGGATGCGAAATACTTTGTATTGCCAACTCATCATATATAATATAGAAGTCATCTGTACCTGCAACACTACCTGTCATTGTCAAAGCAGTTCCATTGACTGTGTAAGCTGTTGTTGGTTCTTGTCGTACATGATTTATATAAATAGACAAATCATTAGGACTTGATACTGCATGACTTAAAGTAAAGCTAGTACCACTTCCCCCTGTAAGATCTTGTTTTACCCTAGCCGAATAAGCATCAGCTAACGGATTTCCTACGTATGGCATAACTCCTCCTATGTACTAATTGCATCTACAACAGAAACGATTGCGTCTAATGAAGTTGCTGTATCTGATTTAATATATAGTCTATCTCCACTTATACAAACTACTTTAGCTCCACCATCTATAAGTTCTAAACTTGAACCACTTGGAATCGGTGCATTCTTAATAAGATAAAAGTTATTACTATTAGTTATATATACATCTACTGTAATTGATTGTGTATGAGTGTTTGCTAATCGTATTCCTACAATACAATCATAACTATCAAAGTTAGAACCATTAGGCATATCGACTGGAGTCGTTCCTATGTTTCTTTCTTTATATTGTCTAAAATTCTGTGCCATTATTTTCTCCCTATAATGCTATTGCCATCGCCACTGCAAATCCTTGTGTTGCTACTTCAGCTGAGTTTACTTTGAAAGTTTTATTTACATTCCATGTATCATCTGAACTTGCATAAGTCAATGTTGCATCAGCATCACTTCCACAATCAACTGTAAGACCACCACCATCTGCGGCTCCTTTATTTGCAGCACCATCTGCTACTGTAATATTTTTATCAGCCACATCTAATGTTGTAGAGTTTATTGTAGTTGTTGTACCAAGTACTTCTAAATTTCCTTTAACTTGAACTAACCCTGTATTATCACCCACTGTGGCTGGATCGACAATAAGTGTTGCCGGACCTTTTATACTACCTGTAGTTGTAATATCTCCGTATGTTCTGTTACCACCTATATAAGTTCCTACTCTAGTATCTGTGTAGTATAAGTTTGAACTACCTTCTGATAAATTATCTGTGTCATAAGTTGAAATAAAAGTTACAAATGAAGAACCATTATGTACTTTCATTTCATCATTAGCAGTATCATACCATAAATCGCCTTCGCCTACTGTGCCACCTGTAGGAGCAGAACTAGCTATAAAATAAGTATTGGCAAAAGCATTTACATTAGTTATGTTTGTAGCGACTGTATTAACATTTGCTATTGCGCCACTAACTGTACTTACATGAGATATATTACTTGCTACTGTATTAACATTAGTTACTGCACCTGATACTGTTGCAATATTTGTAATTACTCCTGATGCATTTAGATTAGCCATGTTAGTTACATTAGTACTTGTACCAAGATTACCCATAGCAGTTACATTAGCTGAAGTACCGAGAAAACCCATGTCTTCTACTACTCCACTTGTACCTAGTAATCCCATTGCTGTAACATTAGCACTTGTGCCTATATGACCCATTGCTGTTACATTGGCTGAAGTACCTAATAAGTCCATATCAGTAATAACTGCACTTACTCCTAATAAAGCCATATCAGCTACTACTGCGCTTGTACCTAATAGACCCATAGCTGTAACATTAGCACTTGTTCCAATATGTCCCATAGCAGTAACATTAGCAGAGGTTCCTAAATGACCCATAGCTGTTACGTTAGCTGATGTTCCGAGATGACCCATTGCAGTTACGTTGGCTGAAGTACCAAGTAAATCCATATCAGTTACGACAGCGCTTGTTCCAAGGAATCCCATATCTTCAACAACGGCACTTGTACCTAATAATCCCATTGCTGTTACGTTAGCTGATGTTCCAATATGTCCCATTGCAGTTACGTTTGCACTTGTACCGAGTAAATCCATATCAGTTACAACAGCACTCGTTCCTAGTATTCCCATGTCTGTAATAACAGAGGATACACCTAGTAATCCTACTTCTGTGGCTTTACCTGCAACAGCAGTTACATCACTACTTATTCCTGCGACTGTTGTTACATTAGCTTGTATACCTGAAACTGTATTAATATGACCTTGTTCTGTTGTGGTAGGTTTAACTGTTGTCCAAGCTGAACCAGTATAAACTCGCATTATATTGTCTGTAGTTTTAAAATATAATGCGCCTGTTAGTAACGCATTACCATCATTATCAACACTAGGGTCACTAGATTTATTTCCTAAATATCTATCATCAAAAGCATCTAAAGTATTTGCTGCATCTGTAGCCGAACTTGCAGCAGCCGTAGCTGAACCTGCAGCGGCTGTAGCTGAACTTGCCGCAGCTGTAGCTTTCTCAGAGGAGGTTGTTGCACTTGCTGCTGCTTCATCTGCTGAAGTTTGAGCTGCTGTAACGTCTGCTGCTATTGCTGATGATAACGTATTAAGAACAGTTGCATCACCTGTATTAAAAAGTCCACCTTTAGACTCATCTGAAGTCGAACCTGTTTTATCAGTTGTATCTGGAGCTGCTGGTGTTGCCATTATATTAACCCTCTTCCATTATAAGTTATCTGAACATTTCCTCCAGATGCATTACGCTTCGCATCTTCATCATTCAATTCAACTACCTCTTGATTAAATAGTTGTTTATATTTAGCAGCTTGATCATCATCTTGTAGATAAGCAAATGCTTCTGCTAGAGCGCCCATTAATAGAACTCTTTCATTATCATCTCTTAACCAGTTATATGTTTCAGTACCAATATACAATGCGCTGTTTGTATTTGAAAAAGTTAAATCAATATTATCAGAAATTGTCTGTGCGTTACTTACTACTACTTCAGCGGCACTAGAAGTTTGAGAAGTAATCGAACTTACTGTAGGTGCAGCACCACTATTAAGATCTACTCCAGTACCTGATAATTCCATTCCAGTTGTAATAGTACCTACTTTATTATCAACAATGACTGTTGTATTTGAAGTAGCTGCACTAGTTGTTGCTGTTACCTTTCCAGTATCTGCAGTATTAGCAGCATCCTGTGTAGCATAAGCAGTGTTCGTATTACCATCTACAAAATAAAGTCGTGTAACTCCATTCGTTGTTGTAAGAAATCCTGCAGCATAGTTATTTGGATTAACTGAATAAACCGCATTTAATGCAGGTAATCTTTTATAATAATGTAGTTCAACTTTATCCGGTGTACCAACTCCTGCGCCCTTATTAAAACCTGGAGATAGTAATAGTGTATTACCAACTCTTGACCAGTATGCCATGTAATTATACTTCTCTGCATACCAATCGTTATATGTTCTTAAATCTGTCTTCTCATTAAATAAACGGCAAGTTCTTCCTACAGAATCTATCTCTCTTATCTGAATAAATTCTATAAGATCTTGAGGTAAAGTTAATTCAGTTTTACTAGGAGCATAACCATTCCCTGCTGTGGTAGCCGCCGTTAAAGCTGTCGAAGTATAGGTTACAGTATTTTCAAGAGATGCAACTCTAAGACTCCTGTAACATTTATCAGCAGCATATCTCATACAGTCTTGTATTCTTGTATCGGATAATACTGAAGAGTCTTTATTAGACCAATCCCTTACTAATGCTGTAAAGTTTGCATAAGTCGGCATAATTATCTCCCTTAAGTATTAACAAGAAGGTCCGGGTATTCTGTCTGTAATATATATCTTAGCTTCTTTACTTTATCCCTATCGTTCATAAAAGTCTGCGAGTGAAGATCTATACCATGGTCTTCATTTATTTTAATCGCAACAATATCTGGAATCGTTGCCATCTTTCTATAACCATGTTTTGTTTTCCCAAAGTAATCTTGTTTTTCTCTTTCTAATTTCACGTGCTTTAAGTAAGGATCCACATCTTGCATCGCCTGCCATTGACCTGTGTTTAAGTCAAAGCCTGCATCAATGCTTTTGTCAGAATCTACTGTTGCACTTTTAAATCTAAATTCATTTTCTTTTGCCATCCTCAACTCCTAGTTTACGTAGCAGGTTCTGTTATAGCAACGAATCTACCTGACTTACCAATGTAACCTAATAGGTCTCCAGCAGTTGCTGCAGTAAGCGAAGCCTGTAAAGCTGGAGCAGGTGTACCACTAACATTTATAAGATCTAAGTGAGTTAGCTTATAACCTGTAGCAATCTCTGCTATTCTGTATACACACTTTTCTACTGGATAAATATTTCCTGCATTTGTTTTAATAACGTACATAGTTCCCTCCGTTATTTAAGGGAGCCGTAGCTCCCTATTAAAATTAATTAGGTACTGTTGCGTCAATACCATCTAGGTAGTTCATCATTCCTAACAAACCACTATCATCTGATATACCTTCAAAGATATTTAAATCACCATGAAGAATCGCATATTCTATTTCAGATGCAATCGCTTCAACCTCTTCAGGCATATTTGTATACGGTGCCATACCTACCATTCCAGTACTCATGCCACCCCAGGTGTCTTCACTTTCCCACATACCATTCATAAGAGCTTTTACTCTTGATACATAGTAAGGTCCCCAGTTATCCATGATAGCAGTTAACTGAGTATCAGGTGCGAAAGCAATCATATCGGATGCTTGTCCAAATGCCAATACACCTTTAGTTCCTGCAGTTTGTAAAGGAGCTGGTGAGTCTGTATGTTGCGTAATAATATCTGCACCATTACTAATCAATACATTCGCTGCTTGAGATTCTTTAGCAGGATCATACCATGTATTAACCCATATTATATCTAAATCAAAATCTGGATTTACAGAAGTTGCTCCAAGATAAAATGCGTTAATCCCTCTTATTACTTCAGGAATTGGGAATGAAGCTATATATCCAGCTTTACCTGCTGTACTCATATGTCCAGCAATCACACCTTGTATATATCTTCCTTCATAAAACCTACTGCTATAAACACTTACGTTCTCAGCAGTCTTATAACCGGTAGCATGTTCAAATTTTACATCTGGAAATTCTTTAGCAACTTTTAACGTTTGATCCATATATCCAAATGAGGTTGTAAATATAATGTCTGCACCACTCTGAGCCATGTCTCGCATAACCCTAGCAGCATCAGGACCTTCTGGTACTGATTCAACATACATTGTAGTAACTTTATCACCTAGTTCGTCTTCAACCATTTGACGACCTTGATCATGCATGTATGTCCACCCATGATCTCCGACCGGACCTACATAAACAAATCCAGCTTTTACGTGATTCTTAAGTACACTTCCACCTGCAAAGGCAAAAGTTGGTATTAATAATATTAATGTTAGTATCGAAAATAATTTTTTCATTTGAGTCCTTCTCTTTAATATTAGTTAGTTGTTAATTTATCCTCTTCCTGTTATGACGGTAGCACCACAAGCACTATAGGCTTTGGAAACTTTACCACCAGCATTTTTATACATTTTATTTCCAAACTTCATTTGCATACCTTTTATTTTTTTAACAGAACCAGGAAAAGCTTTTTCCATTAACTCAGGATGCTTTTTACCTTTTTCTTTTATTGCTAAAAAGTCAGAAAATTTATTAGCTTTAGAAATTGCTCTTGGTGAAGGTTGCTTTCCAGGCTTAGTTTTAATTTTACTTCTTATTTCAAAAGCTCTATTATTTGCATCTCTGTTAAGCGCACTCCTGAGAGTCTCGGGTGGTTTAATTGGTTTAGCCATACCTATCTCCCTGTTATGACGTTGCCGCCTGCTTTATAGTATTTAGAAATCTTTCCGCCTGTACGGTTATAATCTGAATCATAAGTGCTAAGACTAGGTTTTTTACTACTAGTTGGCATTGATGTAGGACCTTTAATATGATACTTATTATTTAGTTCATGCACTTTTACACAATTACCTTTACCATCATCTACATAACCTGGTTGACACTTTATGCCTTTCTTCCATTTTCTTCCAGCCATATTTATCTCCCAATAAAAAGGAGAGACTAATTAAAGCCTCTCCTAAATTAATCCTTAGTTAAGACCGTAGATTGCTCCACATCCTAATGGATTACGTACTTCAAGAGTACATTCTTCAACCATCATACCGACAGTTGAGTCACCCTTCTGACCTACATCAACTTCTTGTAGTGGTCTTAGAGTTGCGATATTAAACCACATTGGATCATAGATCAATGCAGCAAAGTCAGCAACGTCAGCTAAACCAGCACCAGAGAAGTTATTATTGTCATTACCTTTGAACACACCAGCAGCGACAGTATTTGATAGTCCCATAATATAATTAGGAACAACCATCACGTCACCGAAGTCTGACATATAAACGTCAACAGACTGCCTTAGCTTTCCGCTTTCGTCAATATTTCTAACTACTCCAGTATCACTAACCATAAGGTCAGAGAAATCTCTTCGTAGTTTAGGTGATAACATAACTTTAGTAGCCTTACCGCCTTGCTCATAGATTTTCTGCATTACAGAATCAACATCTGTAAGTGCTAAAGACCCACGAGTAGGTGCAGTAGTTCCACCGTTAATGCTTGCAGAAATTATACCAGTACCATTATTATCAGTACCAGCTGCAGTACCACGAGCAGAAGGAGCAATATATTGTCCTAAATACTTTACAGTATCAGCTGATTGAATATAAGCAGTATAACTACCTGCAGATCTTGCAGTATTACCTTGCGCGCCTACAGCAGCAGATACATGATAAGCATGAACTAGATCGAATTCAACATCCCTTCTTAGTTCTGTACCACGCTTCTTAAGCTGATAAGCATATTCGTCAGCAACACCAGCCTGGTCAACAGCACGTCTTGTACCGGAAACACCAATAGTCTTAGCGTTAATCTGAGTATAGTTACCTAGTCGAGTTCTAAATGGACCAGTTCTTGCAAATGCAGCACCAACAGCTGGTGTAGCACTATGAGCAGAAGTAGCTGGTTCAATATAGTCCTGACCTTCAGCAACTCTTGAATCACCAGGAGCGGCTAAAGTATCTGTCTGCCATTCATGATAAATAGCAGTTGCTTTAGCTTTACCGATAGAAGAAACAAAAGGTGTCTCATCTCTGGTAATCATAGTTATAAAATTAGCTAAGTCTTCTCTTTGAGAAACGTTAGCACTTGTTGCTCGCGCTGGGCCTTGAGGACCTCCAGTACCGCGAGCGCCAATAAGTGTAGTCATATGTTAGTTCTCCTACATATTTGACAGTGACCGCTCGGCATAACCTCTTAGAAAAGCATCCTGATCTTCTTTCGAAGAATCTTTACTCAAAGCTCTTTTTCTCAATGCCTGTGCTGCATCAACTTGTTTTTGTTGTACAGGCCTAGACTTTCGAGTAGGAATCTTTTTAGCAGGTGCTGCTTTTCTTTTTGCAGAACCTTTATTAATTCCCTGTTTTAAAATACGATAATCATTAACAAACTTTACAATAGCAGGATCAACAATAGTATCTAATACTTGTTCGTTGATTCCTTCTTTAAGTGCAAATGCACGAATATCTTTAGCAACTGTTTCATTAAATCCAGGAATTAAAGTTGGAATTGTTTCATCGAAAGTTTTCAATTGTTCATTCCAAGCTTTTGACATTTGCTCCTGGGACTTTTCTGTTACAACTTTTTGAAGGGACTCACGTCCTTTTCTAGCTTCCCAATATTCTTTTTGCTTTTGCTCTCGTTTATCTTTAAGATCTGTTAGATCATATGAATTACCGTCTTTACGAGCTTCATCAATTTTCTTTTCAAGATCATGAAATTCTTTAGCATGTTCTTGCTCAGACTTATACAATACAGCAACTGAAGCAGTAGACATTTCTTGTACTTCAGCTAACTTCTTATTATAGTCTTCTTCAAAGTTTTTCCTTGCGTCACCAAGTTCGCGACCCTTTTTGGATAGAGATTGTTCAGTAGAATAACCTTTAATAAGATCATTAAAAGAAACTTCGGTATCTTGTCCATCGATCTTTAAAGACACTTTCGCTTCTAAGTCTAAATCTTCAGGAGTAAATAATTCAGGATCTTGGGTAGCGGACTCATCGCCAGCATCCTCACCTTCACTCTCTACTTCTTCTTCTTTAACTTCTTCTTCAATTTCTTCGTTTGCAGATTCATCAGATTCCTTCGGGTCTTGTTGTTCTGATTCTTCTGGGTCAACCTCAGGTACTTGCTCAACGGGTAGAGACTGTTCTTCATTCGGTACAAATTCCGAGCTCTTAACAATATCAGCCAGCAATTGTTCTTCTGTTCGACCATCCGTAGCTCCAGCGTCATCCCTAGGCGGGGCAGAGTCTGGTATTGCTTTGGTATCTTCACTCATATTAGCTTACCTCTTTCTTTTTAGTAGTAGGCTTTTTAGAATTCTTTTCTAATACTTTAGAGTATCTTTCTTTTAAAGCATACATATAATATAACTTATCACAGTTAAGTTTTGTTTTACCGCCACTCCTGCTCGAATCATATTCTAAAGTATTTATCATCTCACTTAAATTACTTATTAAATGTGGATAATCAATTATTCTGTCCATCATTGTCCTCCATCATATGTGGGATATTCTTCCCGTACATCTCGAAGCTTATCATTTTCTCTTTGACACTTCCCAGTGCCATCGCAGAAGAGTAGAGGAACTCTCGAGATTTAGTTTCGTGTGGATCTGTCTTTAGCCACTCTATGAACAAGTCAATTAAAACTTCTCCATATACTTCATCAAAAAATTCAGTCCTTTCTTTAGACGCGAAGTGCCCTTTAACATGGGCAAGTCGCGCTAATTCATCTGGGTGTATTTTATGATTACCGTATGATTTTTTATTTCCCAGCCTCTTCTCGGCTGTCTCACGGTATTTATCCATTACTTATCCGCCGAATGCAGATACTAGTAATGGGGTCACAACTTCTTTTGTTAGGCCTATGGCTAGTACTAGCTTGATGCCAAAACTAACGATGCCTGAAAATGTAATCGGATCCATAATGTCCTCCTAATTTATTTTAATGAGTTTGGGTTTCTTTTCATCTGGAACAATTCTTTCCAGCTGTATAGTTAAAAGACCATCTTCTAACTTTGCATCTTTAACTTCAATATCGTCTGCAATCGTAAACTCTCTTGTAAACTTCCTATACGAAATTCCTTTATAGACATTTTTATTATCCTGAGTATTTTCTTTTACAGACTTTACAGTTAATAGATTCTCTGTAACTTCAACTTCAATATCTTTCTTATTAAAACCAGCAAGTGCCATTTCAATTTTAAAGTTATAATCATCATCCTTTATAATATCATAAGGTGGATATGAAGTTGTTACCCTAGAGTTGCTAGCTAACTGATCGAATAAACGATCAAAGCCTACAGCATAAGGGGTTAATGTATTAAAGTGATCAAATAAAGATAATGTTTGATTCATAAGTTTTTCTCCTTTTTAAGCAAGATTGTTGTAACCCTATAAGGCGTTACATATTATAAAGTCCTCTTTAAGTAATAAGTGTATTGTATACTACTTCACTAGCTTGTGCTGACGTACCATGAGAGGTTGCCAGACTAGTTAATGTTTGTGCACCGTTGTTTAATCCGGTTACAATTGTGAAACTTTTCTTTTCACAAGTAAGACCAGTTTGTACATCAGTACCTGCAGTTGCTACGTTAAATGTAATTTTAGAATCACTGTCATTAGTGACCATGATTTTTCCACCACCAGATCCACCGGCGGTTGTAACAGTTCCAGACTGAGCTGCACCAACTCCTGATGAGTTAATAGTTACTGTTCCCATAATTATTCTCCCTGTTGTTGAGGTTGAGGTTGTTGTGGCCCTTGCAATATTTGCTTTGCCATCATTATTATCTGAGCATAGTTAGGATGCTCAGGTAGTTGGGCACCTTCTTTAGTTGCCTTTATTGCAAGATCCGCCCATTCTTGAAAGTGTTTATCAATTGATACTGCTAATTGTTTAGAGTTATCATCTTGAGTATTTTTAGTTTGAGCATGAGTAAAACCAACATTAGCCTCCGCTAAAGCGGATTCGGCCATAGCCTTCTTCTGTTCTAATTGTTTTGCCTGCTCAGCATCTTGAGATTGCTTCTGAATTGTTTCAGCAGCCTTCTGCTTGAATTCATCGGTAGTATAATCTTCTAGAAAATCATTACTATCCAGATGCATTGCCTCGAGTAATTTAGTTGCCAGGATCGCAGGGGCTTCTGGTTTAATTACCATCCCTACGCCTTGATTGTTTAATGCAGGTAGAATTTCTCCACCTACCTTACCAAGCTTTGTGATCATATTGATATTAGAGTTCTCTCCAATATCTAATAAGATTTCTACATCCATCCTCGAAGGTAGTGTATCTAGATTAACAGTGCCATAGACACCATCTAGGTTATAAGACATATTACCTTTCATATTCTTACGCATTGTTTCGTAGATACCAGCGATCAACTTCTTAAAACCTGTCTCAGCGAATCGTCTAGCAATGTGTTGAATTCGTTTTTGCGCTGCAGACTGCACAGCCTGTAGCTTTTGTTCCGAGTTACCTGATATATATAAAGTATCATTAAGGCCTTGTGCGGCCTTCGACATGCCCGTTGCCTGCTCTTTTATTCCCTGCAAGTACTCTAGTAATGGCACAGTTCCTGTTGATATTACTTCAGGTGTTAAAGGTTGTACCGCATTCATCGGATTACCGTTTGTCGGTATGATTTGTTTTGGCTTCATGTTTTGTAATGCGCTGAAGTCTACAACATTAGGATCTGCCAGCTTAGGTGAATAGTTTGTTAAATAAGTATTCTCTACAAACCCACGTAAGATTGCAGTGCTTGCTAATGTAGAAGACCTTGCAAAGTCTGCCATCGACAATCCATAAAACTCAAATGGAATATCAATAGGAACAATCGAAGCTAAAGGTATATCTTCAATATCTGTTTCCTGAAGGATGTTAGTACCGACAGAAACAATATGTTTTAATTCTGCAATGCCATCACCATCTCTATCAACATTAATCCATGATTCAGTTAGTACAATATTTCTATTTGCTTCTAAAGGAACGATGTCATGCTGCTGAGATCCCTGCCAGTATTCCTGACCTGTAATTGTTTTTCTTGCAGCTGCATCTTCAGAGTATTGAGTACTGCCTACCCACTCTTCATTTGACAAATCATCCCACTCAGTTATCTCTGCTGCCATCTCAGGATAAAGTTTCCTTAATTCAGATCTTGACATCTCAGTTTGAATACCAACAAAGAAAGCATCTTCAATCGAAGTTGCATCTCTAGATATTCTAAAATTCTCTGGAGGAATAATTTCTATCTTAACTCTTGACTTATCTATTGTTTTCTTTATACGAACATTAACATATACTAATTCAACATTAGGCTCATCGCCTTCTAACGGTGCCATAGAATCTATACTATTTTCAAATTGAAGATCACCAACAATCTCTACATTGTCATCAGATAGTAACTCATCAAGTTTAGTCTGATCAATCTTTTCAAACTCTTCAAATACATAATCATAATCTTCTACATATGTCCAGCGACAGATAGCATTCTTCCATAATAGGGATGCTTTTATCCATTGCTGCATCAATTCCCAGCCATTATTCTTTTTAAACAAACAATAATTAACTATATTCGCTGCATCTTTAGCAGCTGAAAAACTACCAGGTGTCTCATCAAATGGAATGAATCGTGCTAATTTATGGTTACTTAAGAACAAATCAGAGATAATTGCGGTGTATGCTTCTACGACTTCAGTCGTTGATGTGTCTACGATAGTACTAACACCCTGAGGGTATAAATGATTCTCCGCTAATCCTGCATATTCGTAAGTTGCTTTTAATCTTTCTCGTGCGAGATCAGAACTATTCAACCAATCACCGGTAGAGTTCTGCACACCGGTCTCAATCATCTGGATTAACTGCTCATCGGTTACCTGTTCTTTGTATCCGTCAGGCTTACTCATTGTAATCCTCCCTGATACGTTGGTATCTTCTTAGCATTCTCTAAGTCTTCTACAGTATAAGAACCAGCTTTAGGAAGAACTCTTTCTTTTTCTTTCTTCTGCTTTACTTCTTTCTTTTTACCGCTTAAGTATTTTGGGTCATCACCCTTCTGTATAAATCTTTCAAACATTCTCCGCTCCTGGGACTAGTCATCACACTGACATTGTTTCTTTTTTAATTCGATTACTTCTTCTATTAATTCTGCATTACGCTTTAATAATTTATAATGCGCCTTCTGATGTTCTTTCAGATCCATCTTAACTAACCATAACTCTTTTCTAGCAGCCAGCATTTCTCTTCTTAATGTTTCTTCAAAACTTTCTTCATGATTTTTCCATCCGGCCCCTGAATTAAACATGTTAACCTCTTTTACTCATCCATGCAGATACACCCATGTACGCACCCACAATGCCCGCACCTGAAATATAAAACAAAGAACTTACATCACTCATTGCTTCAACTCTCTCTAATGGAATCCATGGTAAGAACATAGTTGCCGTAAAGACACCCATTGCGATTAATGTGTATCGAGCCATTCTAAGCTGGGCCAGTTCTTTACGTAATAAAGATTCTGTTTCTTTTATTTCTCTAAGATGTTCTAGTTCCTTATCGGACACAACACCGTCTCCATCCTCATCATACTCGTTGAACTTTGAGTTTTTCTCTAAGTTTTTCTGAATCGCTCTCATGATCATCTTTTTTCTCAAATAATTTTATTGTTACTAAAGGATCTGTTTTAAGTTTGTAGGTCCTTTTAAATTTTTCTATCCTCATTTTTATAAAGCTAACACGATCTTCTAAGTCCATAGCCCGTGCTTCATACTACTTAAATGCTCTTCGATAAACTGATCAGTGTTACGATCTTTTAAATCGGAATAAACATTTAATGAGTTCCATAAAACTTTACGTTCAAACTCATGACTCTTTAAATTATTTTCATTACAGTAACTATCTATCTTCTCCATTGCTTCGCGAACTTCTTGTGTTGGTGTCATTATCAGATCCTTTTTTATTTAAGATTGCGGCGATTGCTTCAGCCATAGATGGTACATATCCGCCCTTAGCTGCTACTCCATTTTGATAACGAATAGCAGCTCGGCGAATACTTTTATTAGAACGTTGACTTCGGTTCACTGTCGATTATCTCAACAACAAACTTACCAGCTTT